TGGTTTTTCTTTAATGTCTGCTTTTTGATAATCTGGAAATTCATTTTTTAAAATATTTAGACAGAATTCTAATGTTTCTATATCTATTCCATCCATTATTAATCTATTTGCCTCCATCCAACCATCTCCAACAATCATGCCCATAACAAAAGATAGGTTTTCTGAAATTAAATTCTGACTTGAAAAATTTTGTGCAGCCTTAATAGCAACTAAATCACCAACTTTAAGATTTTTTTTTAAAACCCCACCACGTTTTGTCATGATTGGATGATTATGTGTACCAGTTATTGAAAAACCAAATTTTGTTTTAATAGAGATAGTATCTCTAATTCCATTGTCATATACATTGGTTGCAGTTTCAATACCGTTCAGTGTTGAAACGTTGTCTCCAATTTCTATATCACAAATCTTTTTTATTCCCATATCAGTATATATTATAGCATCTTTTGTTAAACACTGCCATCTGTCAAACGTAACAATGCCAAGATTCATTCCCATTCTTCTAAGATTAATAATCCAGTTCTTTACTTCTGATAAGTCTACTGGTCCTTCTTTTTTTGGTTCCCACCAAGCAATAGCATCGACAATGACAACGGGAACAATCTGTTCATAGTTATTGAATGCCTGAATCTTTACCCATTTATCTACATGGCTAATTGCAACAGCACACTTATCATGTCTTTGAGCAAGGTCTGCATGAACATAATAAATTTTTTCATTATCTATTCTAAATGATGGATCGAATCTTCTAAAGGTATCTAAAGGATTACGAATAGATAATGCCTTTTCAATCTTATCCCGCTGCTTGAAAAATGCATCACTTGATGTTGTAGGCATACAAGCAAATCTCATCAGGGCATCTGCTGGTTCTTTAAAGAAAGATATCTTAAAGTCTTCGATGGTTCGTGTAGGATTCATATCCCAAGTTGGACGTTTAAGTGCAAATACTCGTGGGTATTTATATGACTTAATATGATCTTCTTCCCATTCAATTTGAAACATATTTGATGGGTCATCCTCTGGAAGATCTGGATTCATTACATATGTGTGATGACGCAGTATTGTTTCTTTCTCAGCAATTGCATCCTCATACGCATGTTGAATAAAGTCATCTTTGTATCTTGGGAAAGAAAGCAAAACAACTTTACCATAATCTGGAAAACGTGAATCAACAGATCCACGGAATGCTTTGTAAGTATTTGATGCTGTCTTTGCCTGCTCATTACCACCACTTGTTTGTGTTGCAAAGCCAGAGATCTCGTCTAACACAGCTAGGAACAGGTTTAGACCTTCATGGCTCTCTCGTTCAGAGTGTCCAGAATACACACTAATAGACTTATTAAAGGCAACACTGTTTACTTTTGGGTCATACTTTCCAGCAAACCAAGGGGAGTTCTTAATCTTTCTTACAAAGTTATCAAAGAATACGTTCTTTGCCTGTTCAGCATTGATAGCAATATTGATTAGATCAATAGCATCATCTGGTGGTTTACCATAATAACGTGCAGGATCTTTAAGACATAAAAGTTTATATACAATATAGGCGCAACCAATAGTAGATGTATGATCTTTTCCTGATCCCTTGCCACATTGGACAATGATTTCTACCTTTGTATATTTACGATAATGTTCCTTACCTTTTTCCTCTCCATAAACTCTAATCAAATCTTCTTCTCTATAGATCTGACTCATGCACTCAACAAGAATATACTGATTTTCAGAAAGAACTGGTTGATTTAAATAGTCTGGAGATGTAACAAAGGTTACTACATCAACGGGTTCTTCATCAAAGGGATTATCATCAAGAGCCTCAATGATATCTGATAGATCAAGCATCGACTATCAAAACCTCGTCTGTCTTTGTTATTTCAGATAGCCTACTAATAATCTCTGTACGAACAGTTGGATATTTAGATGCAATGTCTTTAAGAATATTAATTAAGATCTCATGCTTTCTTTCCATTGCTGCCATTTCTTCTGCAATTTCTTTATTGTCTAGTAGCCCTGCACGATGAAGCATGTCAAGTCTTTTTGCTTCAATGTCAGCAATAAGTTTAATTGCAGTTGTCTTTGCACCAAGGTTATTTGTTTGATCTGCAGAATCAATAACTTCATATGATTTCTTAATAAGTCCTGAATAATGTTGGTCTGCTCCAGCTAAAGCCTCTCTTGCACGATTATGAATAGCTTGATTATTTGCTACCATTCCTCGCCAGTCATTAAGTAATGACATAACTCTAGTCCGTGGAATATCAAGATCTTTAGAAATTTGTGATGGATCAGATCCCTTGAGATATTCTGATGCTACAAGGTTTACCTGATCAAGGTGTTTTACGAGATCTGCGTCTTTTGACATTATTCCTCTTTATAATTGGCTTCACACGTTCGATGCGAAATGATCGCATACCACATGATACACCACGTTCTAGCTCTATGCAGTCAATCCATGTAGCACCTGTTGCTGGATTTGTGACATGAGATATAAATTTAAACTCAGTGCCATGAATGCCACGGATCTTAATCTTATCTCCTGTAGAAACAGTTTTATTATCTATTTCTACACTACCTTCACGAATAAATGGGTCTACAGAATTAAACTTTTTACGCATAAATCTTCCTCTCGTAGCTCCTAACTACATTCTATCAATCATAAGTAATCCTGTCAAGGATTTTCTTTTGTAGTCTTTCAATTTCATCATTGATATAGAAGATTGCCTTACGAAGATCTTCAATTTGAGTATCTTCATTCTTCAATCCTGCACGCCATAAATATTTAATTGCATTTCCAATATTATAGTTTCTATGACGAACAATCTCTATGCACTCAACTCCAGACGGGTCGCTGGTGTAATGCTTAGGATGATTTACCATATCAATATATTCCACTATCTCGTTCCTTTCAGGTCAAATTTTCTCAAGTATATATAAATTGTTTGCAAAGAGCAATTGCATTCTTTAGCAATTTCTTCTGGAGTCTTTCTGTCCATAATGTATCTTTTTGTTAGCCAAGTTTTTGACTGATAAAGCTTACTCATTATTACCGTCCTCAAATATAGAGTTCCATCTATCAGAGATGTACCAACCTACACCAATAGCATCTGCAACATCATCGTCATCTATCTTTACCTTAAATTGTTCATATACAGAATCAATTGTTTTTTGTTTACGAGATTCACGTTCTTTTCCTTTGTACCATGACTTTGATTTACCTGGAAACTTTCTTTGAAGATCATGTTTTTCACTCTTTGTTAGAAGTCTTGTTCCAATATAGTTTTGCCATTGCATAGGAGTTATTGTTTTAATTGTTCGTATTCCAGCAACGTAGGCTGCTGAAATAATTGCCCCCTGAACTAGAGAGAGTTGCATAGCAGTTTTTGGTGAATTACTATAAATTGCTGATTCAATTACAACTGCATCTGCCCGTAATTCTTTAAAGAATGGGATGCATTTTTTACATGCATCCCCAGCTTTATAAAATACTTCTGTTCCACTAAATCTTATCTTGCCATATTTAATAAGTTTACCGTTTACAAAATATGAAAACGCCAATGAATTTGTTGATGCATCAATAGCAATAATTGATGATGGCTTTCCAATACTTAGTAGTGTTCTTCTAGTGATTGTCATAGTCAAAAAACTCCGTTATTTCTTTTATAAAGCTGTTCAATCTTTTTTTATGAATCATGCAGGCATTGCACATGGAATCATCATTATAAATACTTAATGACGTTCCACATCCTCCAGCACATATCCTTATCTTGCCCTTGCGTTTTTTTCTTTTTTCAATGAAATAACGTTCCATGATCTTCACTTTGCTTGCTTGATCACGGCATTCTACGCTGCAATAAATTTGTTTATTTGTTTTTTTAGTAAACTCTTTATCACACCATTCGCAGAATGTCATTTAGAACAATCCCTTTTCATCCTTTCTTCTAGCGATTTTGATATCGCCCTCAGGAGCAACAAGACATGCATCCCTGAGTGGACATGACATACAGATTTTAATTGAGTTATTCTTAAATGGTACTTGTGGTATTGTCTTATTTTCCCATGCAGACCATACCTCTTGCATCCAATCAAATAGATAGTCAACAAAATCGACATGTGCCTGATTGATATTTACTGGTATTGCTAGAAGATCATGCGTATTCTTATTTTCATAAAGAATAATTCCATTCTTCTTCTTATATATTTTCATGTAAATAAGAAGTTGTAGGATGTGATAGGAGCTTGCTGTATTTGTTTTTGCATGTCGCTCAAAGGCATCATTATTACATGTCTTAATTTCTACAATATATTCTTTCTTTGCCCACTTAATAAATGCATCAACATATCCGAATATCGGGGGACTATCATATGGTGTTGGTTTTTCTTTTTCAACAAGGATTCCAGCATCTTCCATAGCCTTTTGAATACGAGCATGGCGATCTGTACCATGATCCATGTTTGTTGTTTCTTTACCCGTACGATACTCAAAGAATGTGTTTCCAGAGAACGCTAGATACCAGTACCTTGGACATACACCATGATTCCAGACTATTGATGATGGTGCAAATGTTTTCTTTGTTTGAAACTTTGGAACATTATCTTTTCGATACCCCTCAAAAATTGTATCAATAAGTTCTGAAAAAGATGTATCTTCTTTTGTAACTACTGGCTCATCAAAGATGTCTGGTATTTTAATAGATTTATTAATTATTTTTCCTAGCAAAGTCTTAGCCATATTAAGCCTTTACCATATATTTTAGTGTTGCAACAATCTTATCTAGCTCTGCTGCTGCCGTGTAATAAAGATTCTTCTTTGCACGATTGCTCTTATCAACATTAGCCATCCATGTTGCACACATGGCAAACTTAGCTGCCATTGCTTGTAATCTAACAAGCTCTATAGTTGCAACACTCATTGGAATATCTGGTTTTACAATAAGCTTTGCAACAAACTCAAGGGACTTTGTAAGTTCCTTGTCCTCCATAAAATCTGCAATCTTAAAAAGATCTGCAATATCCTCTAACGTAGTACTCTCATTGTTCTCGCTCATATTTATCCCTTATCTCTCTCAACTCTTCAAACTCTGACCACTCTATTATAGCAAGCCTTGTTTTTTGATGTTCTCCAAGGACAACCATGATTACTGGACTCTTATTTGAATCAACTTTTAATGTATCTGTAACTATCTTTGCCCATACGTCACGATTGATTGAAAATGACTGACGGTATTCCTTTACATCAACAACATATCGATCAAGACTACCGTCAGCCTTCTTCATATTCCTACCTGAATTTTTATGAGCAGTTGCTCCGATACGCTTTAGTTCTGAACGTTCAGACACTTAGTATCCTCTTTTATAGTAAAGACTTACTGTTGAAACATGCTCACAATTCTTGCATTTCCATGTGACATCTAGAGAATCCTTATATACCCTTGATGTATAAGCCTCTTCACCGCACTGCTGACACAAAAATGTGCCCTTCATAATCTCATATCGATTACTCACACGCTCTGATGAGTTCATCAACCTTCTCCTGATTCTTTCTTAGCCACTCAATAACCTTTGCACGGCCTTGGAAACGCTCCCCAAGGACTGTGTACCAGGCACCGCTACGTTCAATCTTGCCCTTCATCTCTGCTATATCTACAACCTCAGCAACATTATCTACGCCAAGGTGGTTTGCATCAAAGTAGAAATCATAGGTGCCATTGATAAATGCTGGACCAGTTTTATTGAAATCGATATTCCATGTCACTGATCTACCGACCTTCTTTTCAATAAGCTTATCTCCAGAAGCAACCTTATCTTTGATAGCCTGATTATCTGACTCGCTTGACCATAGTTTGACAACTGTACTAGAGAAGAACTTTACGGCATGTCCACCTGTTGGTTGATGACTAACAAACATCTGACCAATGTTATTGCGTTGTTGTGAAATCAATACGAGGAGCGTAGGCTTGACTTGATTATTTGCATAGTTAAGCATCTTAACAGCATTTGTCATATCCCGTGCTTCTGCACCAATCTGTTTTGTATTCTCTAGTTGCTTGAGTTCTGTTGAATCTTTCTCAAAATAAATTGCTGGTAGTAGTGCAGAGATAGAGTCAACAATAATCATATCTACTCCTGCTGACATGAGCTGAGTAGCAACATCAACCATTTCATTGACAGTTCTTGAGCCAACGTAGATGAGTGAGTCAACATCTACTCCAAGTCTTTTTGCCCATGCAGGATCAAACGATTGCTCTGCATCAATCCATGCACATATCTTTCCTTCTTTTTGAGCAATACCAATCATTTGTAGACAGAAGGATGACTTGCCTGCTGACTTGTTTCCCCAAATAAGAATCTGTCTACCATACGCGAATCCACCATTAAGAGCATCATTAAGTCCGATGCTTGGTGTCTTTTGCTTGACTACCTCAACTCCACCCCCTGAACTAACGATCTTTCTGATCCTAGGGTCAAGTTGAGATAAAATCTCTTCTATATTCACGCTTGCTTCCCATGCATATATGGACGGGTTTTATTATAGTCTGCCTTTTGTTTCATTACTTCCTCAATGTTTCCTGTGAATACTCCATCATGGTTCATTCCAGCCCATAGATCAAGCACACGAATAATAACGTCTGCCATTTCTAATACAACTTTCTCTGGATCTTCACCCTTAGATATTACCTCACTGATCTCAGATACCTCTGAATGAATCATTGCAATCTGCTTGAGATAAAAGTTGGTGCCATTATTATCGTTCCAGAATCCCTTTCTCATTGCATTAGAATGCACAGAATAAGCGAACTCTGCTAGGTTAACTGCCATTATTTATATCCTCCAATGCTATTGTTTTATCATCAACCTTTTTAGTAACTAGCTTTACTGTCTTTCCTTCTTCACAAAGCATATATGCTCGTGGATAAATTACTGGAAACGCTACAATATTATATAGGCTTCTATTGCAATCTGCAGCAATAAGATATCCCATCTTCTTTCCAGCCTTCGTAATCTTCTTTCTAAGATGAATAACATAATACTCATCTTGATCTATGGGTAGACTTCTCAGATTCATAAACTTAATAAGTGGATCATTCTTATACGAATCAAGATCATCAACTGGAATGGCTTTATTGATTGTATTGCCACCCACCAATATGATATACGTCTTACCTGTTTCAATTAGGGAATCTTCTACGTCAAAGAATCCTGTCATTCCACTCTTATCCATGAAATCGATACGCGACCAACCTGTAGATCGCTTTATCTTCTTTGCAACTGCTAAGAAGATAAATGTACCTGACTCATCAAAGTCATTAATATCGCTAACGTATGCGTAGTAATGAGCAGGGATCTCAAAATTGAACTCTGGAAGATTTAAATACTCATATAGATTAGATTTAACCTTTTCCTCATCCCTGGGATTATCTGGGAATGTTACTGCTCCGATAGCATTCATGGCATCAAGGGCACGACTATTAATTCCACTGCCCTTGGTGAAAACATACTCTCGTACTTCTTTATATGTATAGAATGGTCGTCGCTCTAGGATCTTTGATGATATACCATCTGAAACCCACTTGATAGCATTCAATCCAAATCGAATACCCTTACCCTCAATCTTGAAATCTGGATCAGACTCATTGATATGGGGAAGTTTTAGACTAATGCCCATACGCTTTGCTTCAATAAGATATCCCGTACGAGCATCCTTATCTTTCTCATTCTTGAGAAGAGAGAACATGTACTCAATTGGATAATGATACTTGATCCATGCAGTCCAATATGAAAGCATAGAATAAGCAACAGCATGACTCTTATTAAATGAGTATCCAGCATGAGCCTCAAAGTCATTCCAAAGTTTCTTGGCTTCTTGTGGACTAATATATGCAGAGGCATTGGTTACGAATTTCTCTCTGAACTGATCAAACTCTCGTGCATCCTTTTTCTTACCGATGATCTTTCGTACCTTATCTGCCTCAGACATTGACATGCCGCCCAGCAGAACGCAAGCCTGCATGACTTGCTCCTGATAAAGAACGCATCCGTAAGTATCAGACAAGGCATTTCTCATAACACTGTGGATATATGTAATATCTTTCTTGCCATTCTTTCTTGCAACATATTCTCCACCGATAGTATTCATGGCACCAGGACGAACGAGTGCATTAGAGGCTACAAGTTCGTCAAAGTTTCTTACGCCCATCTTAACGAGAAGATTAGTATAAGGCGTTGCTTCACACTGGAAAACACCCTTAGTATGTCCATCAGATAGCATTCTATATACATTCTTATCATCAAGGGGGATGGTTTGTAGATCTATCTTCTTATGATGACGCTCCTCAATAATATCTAGTGCGTCTGATAGAACTGTAAGTGTCTTTAGTCCTAGAGCATCAATCTTGATTAGACCAATGTCTGCTACTTCTTCCATGTCAAGGGCAACTACAGGAATTCTTTCCTTTGATCCCGTTGGAAGTCTAGTCTCCATTGGAGCATACTTATAGATGTCATCCTTAGAAGTCACAACACCAGCGGCATGGATACCTGTACCGCGAATGCGACCACGCAATTGATCTCCATAGACAAGTACTTCTGGATACTTCTCCCTGAACCATTTAGTAGATGATGAGTTACAGAATTCATCCCATGTATCTGCAAGCTTTGTTATTCTATTTACATCATTCAAGGGTACATTGAATACCCTGGAAACGTCACGAAGAACAACCTTATCTCTGAACTGTAGGAATGTAGCGATTGATGCAACATTCTTATACTGTTCTTCTAGATATGCCTTGACAGACTCACGATGAACGTCTGCAATATCGGTATCAATATCTGGAAAGTCATTACGATCTGGATTGATAAACCTAAAGAAAAGTAGATCATATTTAATTGGATCAATCTCTGTGATACCCAATAGATAACAAAGAAGTGACCCAGCAGCAGAGCCTCGTCCTGGGCCTACAAGAATCTTATTACTCTTTGCCCAAGCAATCATATTACGAACAACAAGGAAGTATGGAGCAAAATTCTTTTCTTTAATGATCTCCAACTCTTCTTCTAGACGAGCAACATATTGCTCATCAGTATGCAGATTCTTGGCTGTAAGCATAGAAAATGCATACTTTCGTATACTTTCATCGGGATTCTTGTGATCTACGGGAAGAAGATTAAGATTCCGTGGAATAAAATATTCCTCTACCTTGTTAGCAATCTCTAAAGTATTTGAATAAATAGACTCATCCTGAGTATATGAAGACATTGCCTCATGCATCTCATCATATGAGAGAAGATGAATATCAAACTTATTAAAACTCATTGGGCGATCTTTACCATACAGATAGTCTAGTCTTTCCATAGCATCTTCATACTTGGCAGACTTATCATACGTTGCACCCTTCTCAATCTTGGCATGAGTATTGAGAATCAGCATGAGTTCCTGAATAACCTTTTGTTCTTTAGTGCAATGATGACAGTCTGGGGTAGTGATGCACTTTACCCCAAGTTCTGATGCAAGCGTTAATAACTTTTCATTCATGCCTTCAACATTGTGTGGCATAACCTCAATGTAAAAGTCATCACCGAATCTATCCTTGAACCACTTGACATGCATCTTTGCTGCTGCATATTCTTCTAGTTCGATAGCCTTATTGATCAATCCGCTCATACATGCAGAAGAAACAATGATATCTGCTCCGTACCTATCAAGCGTATCAAAGTCTATTCGTGGCTTCTTATAGAAGCCCTCTGTCCACGCGATCTGATTCATCTTATTTAGATTCTCAAGTCCATTACTATTTTTAGCAAGTAAGATGATATGGTTATATACAAGGTCTAGAGGAGTTGTTCTCTCTGCCCTGTCTCGTCTATCAAATCGATCAAGCGTGATATACGCCTCTACGCCAAGAATTGGCTTGATACCATTGTCATTGCAGGCACGATAAAAGCGCCTGTGTGCCGATAGGCTTCCATGATCTGTACATGCGATTGCTGGCATACCTAGTGATGCCGCACGAGCCGCATACTCTTCTGGTGTTGCTACTCCGTCCATCAGAGATCCAATGTCTGTATGAACATGAAGTGGAGCGTAGTTAGTCAATGTATCCTCTCTAAGTAATGTAGTGGGGGGGCGTCGTGAGAAGCGCCCCCCCACCACGCTTTTACCACTCTACGTTAGCAGACGTGGTTGGATTATCGTATCCAAGGTAGAATGCCTCTTGTTCAGCATAAGGAACATGACGAACAGCGTTCTCCAATTGGAATGGCTCATACTTAGACCAATCAAATGCATCATCATCAGATGGGCCAGGAATAAGAACATAGTTTGTCTCTGTGCCCTTGCCATTACGCTTAAGCTTCCAAACCATATTGCTAATGCCAGGGGACTCAATGGCATACTCACGAAGAGTATTGAATGTAGCAGACTTTGCTACGCCAGTGCTCCAAACTGCGACATATGGATCTTCCATGCCATCATCAACGAGTACATTGATATAGAATCGCAGACGACCACCCCAGCCTGCCTTGGGATCCTTGCGGTGCATCTCCTCTGCCCAATCACGCCCCTCTGATTCAACCGTACAAACAGCCTTACGCTTGAAGTCCTTGGGATTCTGATGCTCACGCACAACAATTGCTAGACCACGCTCAGGGTCATAGTGCTTTGAATCTTCATCAAGCTCATTCATAAAACGAATCTTGATGCTTTGACCGTCCTCAATCTTGAGCCAACGGACACGGGGACCGCTTGACTCTGGACGAGATGACTTATTGATATTCTCATCGATATTCTTTAGACCTTTATAAATAGACATATATTCTCCTAATTTAGTATATATTCAATCATGTTATCAAATTTATATATAAGTTGCGATAGTTGTTCTTCATCTAAATCTGAAACATCTTTATATTCATTTGGTATTGTGCCGCTGACTACGATGTTTCCAAGCGCTTCTTCCATCTTCCTTTGCATTGCAAGACCCGCTTCATCATTGTCTGGCAATAATATTATACTTGTAAAGTACTTTTTTAGCAACTGTATTTGTTTACCTGATACAGTAGATCCAAGAGTAGCAACCGCATATCGGCCAAGCTGTTCGATTCTAATGGCATCAAAGGATGACTCTACAACAAACACTTGGCTTGCTGCCTTTGTTCTTTGTATATTGAACATAGTCTTACTCTTGGGTAGACCAGGGGTATTCTGAAAACTCTTACCCTCAACAGACCTACCAACCATTCCTACACATAATCCATCAGGAGAAAAGATGGGAATAGTAATCATATCCCTTTTCTCTGAGTATCCGATTAGATACTTCTCTGCACTCTGCTTAGTAATTCCACGACCCTTAAGGTATTGTGCTGCCCTGGAAGAATCAAGCAGGGATTCATTAAGCCTCTTTACTGTATCTAAATCAAACTCAATGAAATCTTGTGGCTTGTTTAACATTCCATAGATCTCAGATGCTATATCAACATCTACCTTCTTTGAATGAATAAGACGAATAGCTTCGAAGTATGATCGATTACTGCAATGCATAACAAACTCAACAAAATTCTTTGCTTCACGACATGAGAAACAAAAGAACTGACCAGTAAATTTAGACACTTCTCCAGCAGGAGTTCTAAAGTTTGAATGATATGGGCAAAAGATTATATAGTCGCTGTCAATCTCATTTTCAATATCTATACCGCAGGATAGAATGACCCGTTTAACTTGGTCTGGTGAATAGTATTCACTATTGGCTTGTTCTTGTCTATTCCTGAAAGACATATAGCCTGCTTCCTTCCAACGTATACTCCATAAACTGATAGTAAGAAATTAAATGTTTTTCCATTATATGAGATTGTGAAATCATAGTCAATGTCATATCTTCTAACATACCCCTTTGATCTCATTGATTTTTCTAATATAGATATATATTTTTCTTTCATGCGACCAATAATTGACTCGTCATAGATTTCCCCTTCAATATGAAAACGATGTATTTTTTTATGGGAAATCATATATTAATTATACTAGCGTTTACATGTCATCTTCAAAATCTTTATAAACGAATCTACCGCTGTCAAAATCAGTCATTACTAGAAACTCTCCAAGCATTCCATTTCTATTCTTGCGAAATGCACATTCAAGAATCTCACTGTTTGCTGCTCGCCCTAAAGCAAGAACCCAGTCAGCATCATATGAAAGCTGCTTTGACCATGCCACCTGACCTAGCGTAGGAACACTATGCATATCGCTAGCATCATCTGGTGTCGCGGAAGCAATGGCAACAATAGGAATCTGTTCAGAAATAGCAAGAATCTTCAATTCACGAGAAATATTCTTGATCTTGACAACTTCATTGTCATTCTTTGTATTTGGCTGCATAAGCTGAATATAGTCAACAAATACAATGTCTGGCTTATACTGATCGATCTTTCCTCGTAGGACAGCAGGAGTTACATCTCCAATGCCATCATTCGAAATGATTTGAAATGATGGTTTACCGTCAAAGTACTGAGATCCCCAACGATGAAATTCTTCTACGTCAATATCACCAGAACTCATCTTGCGATGAGAGAATCTACCGTTAGCCATAATTGTGTAGGCACGATTGCGTACTTCATTTTCTGTCATTTCTAGCGACACAAAAAGAGGACGACGACGATTAATCCAGGCTTGTACAGCAAGATACAATGCAAGCCATGATTTACCTATTGCTGGGTAGGCAAGTAGAATTCCAAACTGACCGCCAGTAATGCCAGAAGGTAAATAATTATCAAACCCAGCCAAACCCGTTTTGATCCCATATTCGCCCTTTTCAGTAAGTTCTCGCAGATGCTTGAAATATGATACAGCATCATCGATGTCGATAACGTCAATATCACGAATATTTGCCGTGCTTTTCTTTAGTTCTGCTGTTTGACTAATGATAGTATTAAGTGCATCAATGGGCTTACCGCTTTGAAGATCTCCAGCACTAGACTTAAGAATGGCTCGTAACGTGTCATTGAGATAGTTTTCTCTCAATTCGTCAAGATGATGCTTTGTTGTTCCAACTTCTTTCAATGGCTCAAAGTCACGAAACTTCTCAATAACAAGATGTGTTGGTGGAACAGTGCCATTTTCTGATGAATAGTCCTTGATAAATAGCCAGATATCCTTATGAGTCTTAAATAGACCATCTACATTTGCTTGCATAAGCACATGAACTTGCTTATCAAGCAGTACCGCACTAATTACCCTATCTTCTACACTAGCCATTTAACCACGCCTTCGCTTTCTGTCGATTGATGCGCCTTATTCTATCATCGATCTCCTTGTCTTTTCTAGCAGCAATAAGTTTTTCTACATTAGATACATACCAGTTCCAGTCATGCCCAGTTTCCTTGACATAAAAATACCAGTCTACTGCATCCTTGCATTCATCAAAGCCAAAGGAATCAATAATGTCTCTAGCAGCCCACTTTGCTGTGTTTTTATTGATAAGTGGAATGCTACCGTAATGACTTTTATATGATGATGAGAAATATGATATGAGTGAGTGACCAAGCTTTATAACGTCACTCATTCATCTCCTTCTTAGCCTCGTCAATCTTGCTCACTACCTTGCTCTCAACAAAGGCATAGACACGATCCATTGCGGCATCTACAGTCTCGCCATCACGAACAAAGTCTGTGCATCCAAGATCGACACGAAGACTCTGGAAGTTACCAATATTTAATGTATAACCAAGATTTGCTGAAACAGTTGTCTTATCTGACATTTCTCTCCTAATATGTCTGCTCTTCCCAAACGGGAATAAATCTTCCATCTTTTGTTTTTGTATAGAGCACTAGCTCTTCGCCCATCTTAGCACGCAACTCTTTCTCAGTCAACATCGAATTGTTAACAATGCGTCCGTCTTTACGAGGACGCCCCTTATGAATTCCTTGCATGACTTTGTGTATCTCAAAAATATCATCTTCTGAATAATAAGATTTTCTTTTAAAAGATCGTTCACCATTGGCAAGTGTACCCAGAGGCGGCTTAATGAGTCCACTTTTCCAGTATAACTTTAGTGCTTCCCTGGATCTATTAAGAATCCTTCCAGCATCAATGGTTGTATATGCCCTTTTTCTATGTTTTTTAAAGTCAGAGAACAACATTGTCTGTTCTTTTTGATCAGTAATATTATAGAAATAAATAATGTTGCTAGCCCTATTTGCAGAAATAACCCGAACTAATTTATTATTTAAAAAGAATATGGTATTGCTGGGTTTTACAGGCCGTTGTATGTCTTTAGCAGCTTTGTCTCTATCCTGTGCAACCATTCAACTGACTCCCCATATCTTGAAGGTGGATGAAACATTCTTCTTAATCCACATATAATACAATAAATTTCAAGGTGATCTATTGAACTTTCAACTCTGTCAATAAAGATTCTTCCCCTGCATTTTGGACACTTAATCATAAGGGGATTATTATAGCATTATGTAGTGCCAATTGCAATAATATTCACATTGACATCAATGTTACCAGAGTCACCGAATCTTACTGCCCCATCAACTCTTGATGTGCTAATATTCTTAATAATTACTGAAAGATTATTTCCTGCTGTTGATCCACTTTTATTTACAGCAGTTGCAGTAACAACAGGGGCATAAAGAAATTGTGGTGAAAAATCAATAAACCAGTCTTGAGTTTGATTAGCTACAGCAGCATCTTTCTTAATATTTTTTGTAATAGCAACAAATCTTAAATTATTTGTTGTGACATCCTTCTGACCAACGATACCATTATCTACTGTTGATAGTACAGTTGTATTTGTTGATACTAAATTTGTAAGCGTATTAAGTTGTTCAATAATACGATAAATATATTCAACGTCTAATGGTTGTCCACGCTGAGGTACTGGTATCTTCATAATTTATCCCTCTTTATTATACCAAGTTTACTGTTCCAGTATCAAATATTTCAAAAATATTATTAATTTCTGGTGGATAACTAGCCATTTGTCCAATAACCCTTGCTGTTGTATATCCTAATTTAACAACTGAAAATGAATTATCTCGTGTTCTTCCTTGATATTCAAATGTTCCACTATCCCAACTAATAAATATATCTACATCATGTGCCTTCCAGTCTGTGCCGTGATTATGAAGAACAGATGCTCCTACAGCAGATGCCCCAACGTTATATATTGATGGAGTATTCCAATATATATTTAAAACTCCTGTAGCATAAATGGCACATGCAGATGATAAGGATGGAAAAATTTGACCAGTGCTATCAATTGCAAAAAGAGTTGAGTATTGAGAAAATCTATTTCTATCTGCAGAAATAATTCTGAATCTAAACAATTGTTGACCCTCTTCATTTGGAGGGCCAAGTTTTTCTACAGGAATAACAAACTTAGCCACTCTCTACACCTACAGCTAACCTATACTCAATATAGTTGTTAGAGTTTTCAGTTTTAATTACTGGATAACCAGAACTTTCAATAATGATGTCGTATGCAACCATAGAATATAGTGGATTTTCTGTTGTATTATTTTCAAGCCTCATTCCATCAAAAATAATCTTATAGTCTGACGTTCCACCACTATATGTAATTTTTCCTGTTGATACGCTTGCCGATACTGGTGTTACAACACCTGTAGGATGCGTAAATGTTACAGTGGTATCAGTCACACTAGAAACTATAAAATCATTTCCATTAAAATAATCATAAGGTGCATTAACTAATTCAACATTAAACGTCATGCCAGGATACAGTGTGTGACCAGAGGGTACTGTTACTGTTGCTGTTGATGCAGTCATAGCTGCTATGGAAATATTTGCTTCTTTATTTTCAACAACACATGCATAAAGATTAATAAGGTTTATATTTGACCAAGAAAAACCAGTGTCTTCAGTAAAGTCAGATCTATTTTTTTTAATTATAAAATACCTATTATCTTGACTTGTTTCTGGATCAATTAAATCTGTATTACTAATATTGGCAACAACTTTAGCCTTTAATGATGTAGCACCCAAGGTTGTTGTATTATTAACAAACTCTAAAACAACTCTTGTTGTTTCTGGAGCGGTTGTCTCAGACTGTAATGTATTCAATACTGATATTGCAATTCTTATATCATCTGCAGGTGCGTTTTGACTAAAGTTAAATGCAAGATTAGTATTTTGTAGGTAGTTGCCAAATGTATCTCCACTATTATCAATGAATGATGAGTCAGCAGATATCATTAGTGCTTTATTATAAAATCTTGGTGGCTCCTGCTTATCTTTTCTACTTGTATTTTCAAATGCCGTGCTATCTGATGGAATAAAATATGCTTTTCCAGTAGCTACAATATCTGCACCTGTATTTGTAAATGTAGCATCTGTAATAGTTGTAATTGCAGATGATGATTGTGCAGATCCAATGACCCAGTTTTCTGTAGGAGTAAATGTTGCTAATGTTTTGCTCCCATATGGTCCAGCAAGTGAGTTTGATCCAGCGGGGAATAGTGCGACTTCAGTAATTTCATATCGTTGCTCTGTTGGCATTTCTGCTTTAAATACTAGCTTTTCTATATCATCTTCTTTAACAAAACCTTTAGCAGTAACGGGTACTCGAAACATTTCAAAATCAAGATTTGTTTTTTCTTTAATTTCATTAACTTTTCCAGCACTTAAAGTTTGACCTGGCAGTGAAGCAGTTGTTCCACATCCTGCAACAATATATGCAGCATACTCAGATGTCTGTCCAAGAAGATATTTACCGATGATTTTTTTGCCAGAATTAGTTATCATTATTATCCCTTATGTTATTTTACCACTATTTGCCATTTGGACTTCAATTTCATCATCATCTTGTAAATTATCAAGTTCAATAACAAGATCTCCATTACTTGCAATATAATAAAAACTAGTAATATTTTTTTCTTGTAAAGATACGTCACCTGGAATATAACTATTAAGATCTATCTGATATGTTTCAAATCCAGTAAAATTAGGTCTTTGTAAAGAAATAAATTGTGATGGATTATATTCTCTTCTTATTGAAGAAAGATTAGATATAAGGGTATATACATCACTTAACCCTTCGATTGTATCTCTTCTAGATATATTAACAAGTTCATATCCCGCAATTTCTTCAAAAAGAATCTGCTGCATTGCTTCAGGGGAAGTTGGAGCTGTTTGAAAATTAATAACATCTCTTCCAGGAATCAATGATTGCCGTGGAATTGCTGCTATTGCAGCACTAGATACATCAGATGTTGTAGCGGCTGCTGCTGTAGGTATAGGAGGGTTCGGTGGACCATTTTCAGTGATTACCCTGGGGGGGTCGATTTGCTTAACTGGTGTTATTGTAGGTCTACTTTCAGGTGTACGTCTTGGTCCAGGTCCAGTATTTTTTCCGCTTACACCAGTAGGTTTTGGAAGTACACCCATAATACCACCAACAGAACTAGGTTTTCCACCAAGAAGAGCGCCAGCACCAGTACCACCACTCGGAGCTGAATTTGCTTTTGCTGTTTTAGCACCTATACCAATTCCACCTATCTTTCCACCTAGACTTGTACTTTGTTTATTTGCTGCACTATTTGCTGCATTTCCTAAAGCTTGAGTTGCAGGAAATGGTGCTGCCACAGCCAACAACCGCCGCCCATTCTCGGCCATCGCATCGAATACCTGCTTGGGGGTTCGAGGAGCTACCATTATATTTCCACCACCGTTATTTGAGTTGATCTATCTGTTGCAGATTTTGAATGTGATATACCCTGGACAACAAATCTTTTTGTTTTATCAACATAGTGAATGTTGTCATCAATATCGTAGTCAATAGATACAATATCTCCTAATTGAAGAACTGGTACACCAAAGACTTCCATGACTATCTTTTGTCTTTGCCTTAATGCTTTACCCATGATCCACCCCATAAGTTTGCTTGCATCATCATCTGATTGAATATATTCAGACTCAATGTTAAATTCTTTTTTACCATATTTTTTACGACTACGTTCAATAGACTCTAACTTTTTTCTTTCTGCTAATGGTGAAGTGAGTGTTGAGTTTGTATATTGTGGATCAGAGAAGTTTGAACTTCGTTTAAAATAATCATCAACTGTAAGTTCCCCCGTTGTATCTTGAGTAAATGTAACACCAAGGATTCTTAAATAATTACCCGTTGTTTCATCAATAGAAATAGCTTTATCTGTTGTATTAAATATCAAAAATTCTGCTCCATATGCAGATGCACGGAATTGTGATACAGAATACCCACGTTCACTACCAAATGTTGGAGCAAGTTTTGCTATCAATGCTGGATATGCTTGATCATATCGAATATTAAAATATGCACATTCTCTAAGTATTGTTCCAAACTCTTCTACATAAATTTTATATTTAGGAGCAGTAGATCCTATACCACTAAGATATGTAGACTTAATAAATCCAGATACAGAATATTTTCTCATTGCCTCAGATGTTGAAATTGTATCGTCACCAAACGCATCATTAATTTCTGTAATAACTGTTTCTTGACTGTTTGATGCAATAAAGCTTTGAAGCGCATAAACATTTTCAAACATACATTCTGATTGTCCACGGGTAAATAAAGCCATATTTGTATACTTTGGCAATGGATTTGGATCATCCACATATCCCACTTGTTTGTTATTTATATATAAATAGAATCTTCTAATAGATCCAATATCTTGATATTCTACTGAAAGATCATAAACTGTAGGTTTATCTTGAATACCAATGCGATCTTGTCCAACAAAGTTTCCTTCATCAACAATAATTGATGCTATACCTCCCCAAAGTTTATTTGCAACAGCCTTTTCACCACTGTTATAAACTTTATAAAACATAACATTATGAAGAACTCGTTCAAACTTTCCAGTATCTTCATTAATTTGATTGTATTGTTGAATATTCCTACCACTTAAAGCACAAATTTCAAAAAAATATCCATGATTTGTTGCAGGATTAAGGCCAATTGCAATACCACCAGATCCACCATCGATATTAGCTTTTTCTGATGCTTCAGATGGAGGAACAGTATAATATGTTGTTGATGTGCTACCACTATTTGCTGTTTGAACTTTATCCTGATCAGTATTATATTTTCCAATAATTCTCATTCGTGTTCCAAAATGACGGAATGCTGCGTCAAGGGGTTTATACACATATGAAATAAAGTCAATTGGTTTAACAATAATTTTTTCTGCTGGATCAATATCATCAACAAGTGCAGCACTTCCAGAAAATCTTGGTCCAGTAAATACCAGTGCTGATGATTGAACTGTACCACTTGTTGTTGAACTTAATGTTTTTATTTCTTTATCTTTTGGATATGAAGCACGAAGGAAATTTTTAATAATTCCATTTCTTGTTGAAAGAAGAGCAAGATCTTTTCTCACTCCAACTGATGCAGTTGTTGATCCTTGTGTTGGTGGAGTAATACGTTCAATAGGGGTCATAGTAAATAGTTTGCTTGTATCCATGACACATCCTTGTAAATTATCTGAACTTGACCAATAATCAGAAAGACTTGCTGGATGTTCTACTATATCTGTTCCAAACTGTCCTCTACCATGTCTTTCTACAGCACCATTTTTTATCCTTGTTGTTTTATCAATTGTTTCATAAAATGGTTCAGAGAATATTCTTACTTTACCAGTTTGATACATTTTCCCACCAAACTTTAATTTTGAAAAGTATTTTTGATATTCTCTATTACTTGTAATCCAAACAGTATTTGGATTTCTTCCAACCAAAGCTATTTCTGAATCTGTTCTACCTGCAATTGAATATTCAACAGCATCGTATCTAATAATTTCTGAATTAGCATAAAAATATCCTTGGAATCTTCCAATCCACATAGCACTTTCGCCTACATCAATAATATTATTTATTACTTGATTATTTTCAACATATGGAGCACTAGCATTTAATGGAATATTTAATGGAACTGCAGATAATGCATATCCAGAAGTTTGACCTTTTTGATCACTTGATGCTCTCGCTTCTGTATTTGATCCCACTTCCCATAATAAAACTGGTTTATAAACAAATACTTTATCTTGATCACTATATTGTGCTTGAGAAAGTTTACTATAAACTCTTTGAATATATTTGATTGAATATTTAATAGATCCACTATTAATAATTTGTTCTTCTGTGCTTCCAATACTAATTATATTAGGAAGTTTTGTTGTTCTTGTTTGACCAAGAAACATTAAATCTGTTTTTCTTGTCATACTATTTGGATCTGGCATAAAATATTCTTTTGGCATAACAACAAAGTTATTATATTCATCAAAAAACATTGCAGTTTGTGTTGCTGCAGCAAGATTTGCTAAAGCTTGTGCAACAGAAATGTCTGGGCCAACAAAAAAATATGGTATCACTGGATCTTCTATAGCATCATAAAATGTTTTTTTATTTTCAGTAGTAATTTTTGTTGATACTGGAGTAAAATTATATTGCTTTGATAGATTCCAATAAATTTCCCATGCTGAATTAATATCAACATTTAATCCAGTTTTTGAATCAATATATGGTGATGTATTTACATATTGAATAGTATTATTATTTCCATCTTTTGTTTGTATAGGTGGATAATATGTTGGATAATCTGAATCATTTGTAGTAGTTAAACTAATATCTCTTAAATCATCAAAACCTTTATAAATATAATTGCTGAATCCACAGCTATCAAGCAGTATTGTTACTGCAGATGTTAGTGTGCAATCTGTAAGAAAAATATCTGTAGCCCTTGTTGATTCAAATCTAAAGAATTGATCTCGTAATGAAATTGATATTTCATTCATTCCACCCGTTGATGTTGGAAAAACTTCTGCATACATACTTTGCATAGGAATATATTTGTCGTATCCATTAACATTAAGAACTATTTCATAAAAATCAAACTTGACGTTAGGTTTTAAATACCTTGATACTAAGCTTCCAGTGTTATCTGAAAAAAGTCCAGTATACGATGTATCATCATAGTTATTAAAAGTAAATGCATCATCGTAGTTCATAAGATTTACTGTTCCTGTAGAAGCAAGTAGTCCTCCAACAGGTAGTTGTGTCTGATCATTACCCGTGCTTTTTGTTGTTTCAAATGAAATAACATAGCTAGATACGTCTGCACGCAGTCTTGGAGATAGCTCAATAAGATTAAATGTTTTTTCTGGATTCAACATTGTTTCAACAACAATTCTTAATCCTCGCATAAATACAAGTTCGGTAAATGTTGGAACATTGCTTGCTAAGTAATACTTTGGATCAGTTAGTGACTGAATAATTCCAACCTTTTCTGTATCATCACTTTCACAAATTGAGAATCCATATGTTGCTGCCTCTGTATACCATGTAGAGGTTGCTGCATCCCAAATATGTAGGGTTCCAGGGGTATTGTTAGTTGTTGATGATAGTCCAATAATATATGATTCCCCCGTATTTAATCCAGTTGGGGTACGACTTGATAAATCATCTAAATATGCAACAAAGTGAAATGATCCACGATATTTTTCTGGAACCTTTACTCCATAAGCAAGTTCAACATATCCATCCCAGATAAATATTTCACTACCGTCAATTCTTTTTTCATCTGGTCTAAATTGATATGCAGTAATCCAGTTATTTTTTTCATCTAAATATTCAATACGCCATTTTTTTGGAATAGTTGATTTTGTTCGATCTGCAAGTGGATCAGTTATTGTTGTACCATCTGATAATTTTATTGTTCCTATTGAATTTTTAGCAAGATTTGTTTGAATTTTTGTTACAATTCTATTTGCTGGAAATGCTTTATCATATACAACAAATGGACAGGCATCACTAATTTCATACCCAACAACAGTAGGATCGCCAGCAGCATTAGTAATATTAGAAACTCCTAGATCATCAACAGTTGTACCAGATGATTGAGTTTTAAATGAATTCCAATATTTAAAATTATCATATTTTGTTGACATATAATAACGTGGTCTTGTTGCACTCTTTACATTATCAATGAAGGAGTTTTGAAAATATAAAACCTTATTAATTCCAGATCTTGGACGAAATGGATCAAAACATTGTTTAAGATCAAAGAATAGTTTTCTATTTGTATCTGGAGCAAGGAATAAACTGGGCTGATCATTATTTGTTACAAATGTTCCATAAGTATAGTATGATCTATCTGCATCTCTCCAGTACCCTGCACTATCATCTTTATCATAGGTATTTAAAGGAAGAACAACGGGATTAGATGATCTATTTAGTTTATATGTTCCATAATTTTCTATATCTTCAAAGCTGTTCATATTCCATTCAGCAATGATAAGAGAGTCAATCTCAATTGTACTTGATTCAAGTAGGTGATCGGTAAGTTTTTTCTCTGAATCTACCCACATTATGCTTCCTCAAGCGATACATTAATATTCCAAAGATCGTGATTTCTTGCGCCTCTTTTTACAACAGTATAGTCAAACGAAGTAAAATATACTTGTAAAAGTTGATTATATTGACCAAGGTAGTCATATCGATCTTCACCCTCAAATTCATTATATTTATCATATGCAAGAAGCATCCAAAATGCTCCGTTATGATTTTCATACCAATCTAAGAGTTCTACCCCACCAGCACCGCCGTCCATTGTATAGTCTTGAAGATCTTGCACATTTGAAACACCTGAAGCAGCAAACATTGGATCTTTGTTAAATGATCGTGATGGAAGATTATCCCATGAAAATGAAATTTGAAGTTTGTCTGCAACATGATAACTTCTCATTGTGCCGTTGATCGTTCTTTGTCTATTCTCAATTCTATTCTTTCTAAAATCAAGTTCTGATCTATTATGATCGGATAGAATAAGAAAATTAGTATACTCCGTACCATCGGGTACTGCAAGTTGTAATGTTGTTGATCCACCAGATATTGGATTAGTATATGTACTTGTATCTACAGTGCCAAAATTGTCTGACCAAAGAGCGGCTTGTGGTCTACCACGCAATCCATCAAGCGACCATCTGTTTCTTATATAAAGTGAAGTTGCCATATTATCTTCTTATTGCCGTTCCTCGTATTTTTCTTTGGTTCATCTTGCCAATCTTATAAACAACCATGTTTGCAATATCATCTGGGGTAGCATTTGTATCAGCATTTACGGTAACACTATAATTATACTGCATCTGATTATTAGAATTAGTATTATATGTTGAATTATCAAAACCTATTGAGGTTATTGCAGATGTACTATAATCAGGGGCTGAGATTGCCGTTGGGAATATATTAGTATTTACTGAAGAAAGATCAAGAATTGGTTGATTAGCAACATCTGCCTTGGGGAATAGTTGTCCATTAAGAGCTTCTAGTTGTGGTCTATAAGCCTCAGCAACAGGCTTTCTAACAACGAACTCTCCTGGAGTTAATAGTGCGGGTACAGTATCATTAGATCCAAATCCTGGAACGAATGCTCCCATTGCATATCCCTTGATCTTTCCACCCATTCCATATCTCTTCATCATTCCACCAAATTTCATTCCTGGTGCTGGTTCTCGTGATCCTGCATATTGAATCATTCCACCAAA